AAATTATCTATGGCTGTTCGAGGTGACCATAATACTATTTCTAAATTAACTACTCAAACTCTATTTGGTTTTGGTATGGAAGTAACTGAAGCAGGAGAATTAACAGATAAATTCGCGCATGCTATACAGAAATCTCTTATTGAATATCAAGATTTAACAAGCGCTATTAAGTTTGCTCTACCTTTCTTTACTGCTACAGGGCAAAGTATAGACCAACTATTAGGGTCTTTACAAGTCTTGACTAATAGAGCTTTAGAGGCTGGTATTGCAGGTCGTGGTTTAAGACAGGCACTAGCAGAATTTGCGGAAAGTGCTGAAGATAATCAAGCTGCCTTCCGAACCATGGGAATTGATATTCTCAATGCTGAAGGCGAAATGAAGCAATTAACAGAAATTGCTAAAGACTTTGCGGCTGTTGTAGGTCCTGAAACAGCTAGCAATACAGAGTTATTAACAACTCTTATACAGGACTTAAATGTACGTGGTGCAACCGCGTTTATTCACTTAGTTCAGAACGCTGAAGAATTTGAACAGGCAGTTCTCGATACTGCAAATGCTGGTGGAGAGCTAGATGAGATGGTTAGAATTCAGAACGAATCTATTACCGCTCAAATGCAAATTCTGAAAAACAATGTGAGAGCTATTTTTACTATGAAAACTGCTAATGATGATGGAACTGACAGTATTAATGATTTCCATCAAGGCGTATTAGATTTAATAGCTTCTATGCGTCATTTAATAGTAGTAGAACAAGAGGGCACATATGTTTTAACAAATTTTGGTATGAATTTACGAAACATAGCTATAACTGGAGTTCAATCTTTTACTCAATTAACAGAGAAATTAGTAGAGATAATAAATGATTTTACTAAAGCAGGATTTTTAAATCTATCTATGCTACAAGCTTATTTCCTACCATTAAAGGTAGTAGTAGAAATGATTGAGAGATTAGGTCCTAATATTATAAAAATGATAATATGGATGAGAATCCTTAATTCGTTACTACCAATATCAACTTTAATGCAATGGGCCTACGCAGCAGCAGTTCAGGCAGCTGCGGTAGCAGAAGCTAGAGCTATTCAATTAAGAATTAAAGCAGCTGCGGTAACTCAACAAATGACAATGGCAGTACAGGCCGGAACCGCAGCAAATGTAGCGTTTACGGCATCAATGGCGGGTCCAACAGGTATGCTTAAAGGGTGGATAACATTACTAAGCCCTATACGTCTTGCTATTGTAGCTATTGTAGCGACAACGGCAGCTTTAGTGGCTTCTGTTATTCATATAAGGGGAGCAATTGAAGGTATTATAATTGGATTAAAGATGTGGAAAGGTATGTTTAGAGCTGCAATTCAACCACTTGTAGATTTAGCAGAGGACTTAGCAGAGAGATTTGGAATGGTCTTTGGTAAATATGGACAAGATGATTCACGTGCATTATTTATTAATTTGATGAATGAAATAGGCGCTATTCTTGCTACAGCTGTGTTATTAATCTCAAAGTTGATAGCATGGGTTGTTAGATTTTCATTACACGTGTGGGAAATTCATATAGGTCCTAATCTAGCAAGAATATTAGAATTTGCTGATTACGTTAAATCAGGAGATTTTTCTAGAGATATGGGCCAAGCTTACGATGATAGGATTGGCACTCCAATGCATAACTTTAAAAAAGATTATGGTCTCGGAGCACTATGGCATGGTGAAGGAGCATATGCCCCCGGAACTGGTGGTGGTGTTCTCAGAAGAACTGGTCAAGGAATGGCAGCTGGCGCTGCGGCGGGTACAGCTTATGGAATATATGGAGCATGGGGTGGTCCGATGGGAGTTGCAGCAGCAGCAGGAACTGGTGCTTTAGTTGGAGGTCTTTATGGTGGTGCAACTGGATTAGTTGCAGGATTAGGTGAATATGGATGGAGTTTACGACAAGCAGGAGGTTATGCAACACCAACACCTATGGCCGGTGGTGGTTATATTGTTGGAGAACGTGGTCCGGAACTCTTTTTACCTAGAGTTGGAGGCAAAATCTTAAATAGTGACAGGACCCGAGAGTTATTAGATGGTCAGAGAAGTGGCTCCATAATGGGTGGTGGAATGATTAATCAACTAATAGTAGCCAACTTAATTGCTGACCAATCAGTATCCAATAACAGTAAGATAGCTGTTGATACATTTGCAGGAGTGGTATAAAATGGTGGAAGTTGTAAGTAATTCGTTTTACAGAAAAAATATTATTAGCACATCAGGTGCAGTTTCAATTAAACCTCAATTCACAGATATGTCTGTGGGAGGAGAAACTAAAAAGTTTATATATTCTGGAGGTACAAAGGCAAATGCCTTTTTAATATCAGGTAATACTCCTGAACCCTTAGGTTATGGTGGAGGAACTTTAGCTGGAGCTCAGTTTGTTATGTATTGTAGTGGAGTTAATCTTTCCAATACAGCAGCTTTACCAAAACTAGCTTCATATAAGATGGTTTCTGGTACTACTATTTCTGAAGGAGGTATGACTCCAGCGTCAGGAAATGCAAATGATTGGGATGGGGAAGATATGGCAGTTTATACTGCATTTTGTGACCCTACATTATATACTTATTATGAAGGTTTTGATGGAGGAGATTCTAGTTTAGGTAATATAACAATTTCAGCTCCTAATAAACTTCTATCTGACCCCTTTATTAATTTAGATACATGGGGAAATATGTTAAACAAGAGATTATATGCAGGTGGTAATTATTCTTGGATTAGTTCTTACGCAAGTAGTATAGAAGAAGAGTTTCATGGTACAGAGTACTATAAAAACTACTTTGGAGTAGGACAAGATGGTATTAGAATTCCCGCTTATATTCCACCAGCAGTAACTCCGTCACTTCCTGAGGGTGTGCCAGTTGCCATTTCAAGGACGGCATCTTCAGTCGATGATTTAGCTGAAATTCGTGCTCAACTTAATGCTTCAGATGAATATCAAGTTATAAAAGAATGGACTGCGGAATATAATAATTATAGTGCTATGACTAACTCTAGATTAAATCTAAAACCTCAGGATAAAGATAAACCTTACGATATTTGGGTACCTGCTAACGATTTTAGAGATGGTGAAGAACTAATTCATGTATTTCTTCCTATGTGGAAATTCGAAGATATTAAAGATATAATAGAGTGGGGAAAAGTAAGTGAGGCCCCTACTGATGCGCAAGGTGGTGAGGAATCGGTTAACGAAAACACTACTATTTTTGATTCTTCTTTAATTTTTAAATCTCCAAATTTATCTAGTTATTTTGGTGGAGGAGCTAATGACGAACTTCCTGTTAATCGTTCTGAAATAAATTTATCTTCTGAAGCTTATGATAGTGGTGGAAAATCATTACAGATGTATCATTTGTGGTCTTACTCCAAGGTAGCTGAAGATGCTGATTCTTTTTACAAATCTACCCCGGGTGCTAAAAATTCATCACAATTTTCATGTGTAGGAATGAGAAATGTTCCATATCCTATACCACTTGATACTGGTTATTGTGGTCCAAGTGGAAATAATAACTTCGTATTTTATCCTCGCAAAGGAGAACAAGATATAGGTAGTTCTAATGTATCTTTACCTGAAGTTAATATTAAAATAAATATAGATGACATGGGTATTGTACCTGTTATAGGCTCTAGCTTAGCTTCAAATGCCACAACAGAAGAGGGTGTTTTTATAGATTATATTAGTGGTGCGGCAGGAACTACAACTCCTTATGCTGAGAAAAACATTTCTGGTACAGAGTGTTCTAACTATCTTAAAAGTTTCTATACATTACAAAGAAGTGTTTGTGTATTATTTTCTAATTATCCTCCTAACGCAAATGAATCATTAGACGCCTTTATACACAGAGGTATGCGAGATTTCTACAGTGGTACTACAGCAGGTAGTAAATATATTGGAGGAACTGTTATATTTAGAGATGGTGATAGAAATAATACTTCTTTTGAAGGTTTAATAAACACTAGCACTGTTATGGCTATGCCTTTACAAACTGCTATATCTAATTATGCTGATAAAGATGGTAGTGGTGATACCTCTTATACTGCTGCAAATCGTTTAACTAATTTCCAACATGCAGATGGTTTAACTGATGCTTGTGGGATTATGACATTTGGTGCAAAACCTGCAACACAACAGGGCGCCGCTGCCCACGCTGCTGGTACCATTTATGAAGAATCTGTACCTTTAAAAATGGGTGAATTTATTAATATGAAATTTGTTTTTGATGTTAAAGGTCCTAATTCTTGTGATACTACTAATTCAGCAACCTCTACAGGATATCATCAAAATATGGCTCGTGTATTTTTTACTCAAGGAGTAGCAACAGGAACAGCTTCACAAGGTAATGATATAGCTGCACAAACGACCAACGACCAAATAATCCAACTTCCCGCGGAAGAAGAAGTTATACCTTCATTACCTGTATATTTCCCTTCCCATCCTGCATCTAATGGAACTAATTCAGGTGTCGATAATTCTGTTATTACATGGTTAGCAAAACCCCATTTATGGCCAAGATATATGACAATCTGGGCTACAAATCAACGTCAGCTAACGGATACTGATACTTCAACATCATCTTTAACTGCTATTGAACAACCTTGGACAGGATATACAAGCAATAAAGCTGATTTTGGTTATGGAGCTGATACTCCTATCTTAACTGGGTCAGACCAGTCTACTAATGTTTATGTGGATACTATATCCTTTTCTAATTTTACTAATACTGTTGTAAACGCTTCTGCTAAAGCAGTTGGAAATTCTCAATCTTTAACCTTTAAAGAAAGAGGTCTTACGGCTCATACTGCCAATCCAATGAGTGCTGGTGAAGTAGCTAAAAATTCAGCTATGGTCACCACCCCAGCTTCGGCATCAGGGTCTTATGTTAATGGAATACAAGATGATTCTTATGAAAGATTTATGCCTACATATTTCGGTCTAGGTTTCGACAATGGTCCTGATGATTTAAATACATGGAAAGAAACTAATGCAGGAGTTATTCGCAGCTTAGATAGTTATGCGAATGAAACAGATGCTAGTAGGACTGAAGGTATATATTACATAGGAGCTTCTGATTATACTGAAACTTCTACTGCTGGAACTGGTGCTACGTTTATGGTATCAGTCAGCGGAGCTGGTAGTTATACTGGTAAAGCAACTGCATACCTATTATGTAGAGGTAAAAATTACGCTGTTAATGATACGTTTACTATAGCAGATGCAAAATTAGGAGCAGGAGGTGCAGCTAATCTATCTTTTGATGTAGCAGACCTTGTACCTGCTAATGGAATTTATGGTGCTACGTTTTTGTTAAATGGTTTTGGTTCTCAAGGTTTTAATACATTGTTACGCCAAAACTCAAATACTACTATACCTTTCTACTCAGGAATGCCTACAAACAATACTCTGTCTGGTAGTATGGTTTTTGGTAATAATAGTTATCAAAATTTCTATTATGGACAGTGGTTACAAAATATGAGTCAAATGTGGTTAGATTATGGAAACGACGCCACAGGTGGTTCTACTGTCGAAAAATGGAATTATAATATGCTTAATGCACCTTATTATGTAGGGGGCAATGCTAGTATGGATTCTGATTTATTACCAAATGAACAGTCAACATCTACATACGGAGCCAACACTACAGATTATGGTTGGTATCAAGGTCCTATAAACACAGCTTGGGGGAATTTGACTTCAGGTAGTTCTCAAGGTGGTATATGGGCAGGTGGAAATCCTATTATAGGTATACCAGATGAGCCCGGTTTGCCTCCTAACATACCATGGTGTGATGCTATAACACAAAAAGGTTGTTTCCAAATGCAATTAACAAGTGGTGCTCTTGTATCGTGGAAAAAACGAGAACACCCATTCTTTTCGGCTAAAATTACCCATATCCCTTCTTATTTAGATAGTGATAAAAAAGAAATTAATGAAGGTAATGCTTTCAAAGTAGATAATTCTTCTATATTTGATATGCCGTTATCTGATGAGTATGTTATATACAAAACTCCCGGCATTGAGGGTGCTCCTTATGATGGAACTAATCAAGTATTAGACCCCGGTGGTGGAGTAGGATGGGATTATCAATATCCTGATATATCTTCTGGTGGTTTTGGGGTAAATTTAACAACTTATGATACCTTTGTAGATATTTCTACTACAGCTGCTGCTAACTATAGAGGAGATGGTAAGTTCCTATCAGTAGGAAAATACATAGGAGTTTATTCAGGTTCTCAAATTAGAGAAATATTAAAAATAGAATCGTATGAAGTAAGTGGTGGTAAAACTACTGCTTTTGATAGAATAGGTATAGCAAGAGGTTGTTTAAACACTGCTAATAATACTACTACATGGGCTTCCGGTTCTTCAACTATTAGACCTATAATAGTGAGTGCTGTTAAAGGTATAAAAATGGTAAAATCTAGAGAAGGTAATATTGTATACATGGATAAAGATGTAGATGCTTTAGTAAATGAAGGTAATTTACCTTATTTATATGTTTCACCTTATAAATATTGGGTATGGCACCAAATATGGCCCGGTGGTGCTTCACAAGCTGACCCATTCGATGGTTTCCTAAGACAACCAGCTATTAATGGAAGTAAATCTTCTGCTAAATCTTATGGTTCTTGTGTACTTTTAAACGAACTACCTTATGTGGATAGTGATGCAGCTACTAGATATGCTAAGAAAAATATAGATAGTAATACAACAGGTGGAATAAAAGGCATAGGTTCTACTTTTGCAGAAAGTGATTATAATTATCATGATGCTTCGGTACCCTTAGGAGTAAATGCAGGTGAAGCAGGCTTGGTGGCCACATATAATAATGTGTGGAATATATCTGCTGCTGAAAGTGGTTCTCAACTAGACTGTAATAAAGATTATGGATTTGGAGCGTGGGATGGTCAAACTAGATTAGGAGGTTATAGTGCTCAAACTAAAGCTAAACAAACTTCTGAGTTTGTGATGAATATGGGGGGTGTAGTGGTTAATAATACTTTAGCACCTAATATACCTATAATTAGTAAGATTTCATTATTATCTCCAACTTTAGAAACTTCAGCTACATTTTTTGGTAACGAATGGACAGATGCTTCGATTACTGAGGGACTTTTAAGTGGTACAACGGTTAAGGCAGACGATGTCAAACCCTATTATCTATGGAGATATATTGACCCATTACCTTCAGTAGGTAATTTTGAAGTAACTCCTGCTTTCAACCTACTTGATAAGGGTACTAATGTTTATGAGTTAACTGATGAAGATTTGAGCTCTGTTAAATTTACGTGGAGTGAAAGTGGAGATGATGTATGGTACAGATTACTATTTGTAGATAAAAGAAATATAATTGATAAGTATCATGGTTTTAAATCATATACCAAATATCCTTCCTTTTATGCACCGTTCAACGATGTACCTAGTGATGTTCTTTCAAAACCAACTTTAACTTTCTATGAAACTAATACCACTTATACTACTACTGCTACAGCATTTAATCCTACTATAGGAACAAATGGTAGACAAGATATAGAAGGTCTACAAGGATATGCATATAAATCCATTAGTACACTGTCTGAAGTTAAAGTTCCTAGTGGAAGTGCTAAAATGATGTTAAATCATACATTATATTCATTCATGTTACATGTAACTCCTTCGGCAGGGTCTGCTGGTACTATTTTTATGAAAGGAAATAATGCTGCTGACGCTCAAGCTAACGGTATGAGAATTACCCAAGATACCAACGGAGTAATAACAGTATACGCACAAGGTATACAAATGAATAGTAAAAATGCGTCTCCTCGAGATGGTTTAACTCCTATGAATATAATGGTAGTACATAATACAGGAAGTCAGATGCCTATGAAATTATATATTGATGGTAAACTTGAAGATTATATAATCTCTGGAACTACTATAAATGCTTTTAATCAAGATAAAGATGCTTGGTTTTGTGCAGAAGATGCAAGTAGTACGGAAGCGTGGGAAGGAAAAATAGAAGAGGTAATATTGTGGTCTGACGAAATATTTATGCCTTCTTCTAGTAAGGAATTTATATTAAACACTAAACATATAACCGATTATGATACTTCAACTAATACTCCTAACACTATGAAAGCTAAATTGTTTGTTATGGATTATCATAACATTAGAGGTAGAACTGCTAGTCAAATAGCAGCTACACCATCTGTAGCATGGAGGGCAACTACAACATGACGTACTTTAGATGGGATGGAAGTGGTGCTGCCAATGTTACTGGTACAGTATTTACTACATGTACAGGTAATTTATTGTTTAGTGATGATGATGTTCGAGCTGTTTACATTGATTGGGATGATGGTACTGATAATTCAGGAGCACTTTCCAATAAAAAAGAATTTGCCAATTACCAATGGGTACAACTTACCAATCCTACTGGTAGTGTCAACGTAGAACATACTTATACAGGTACTGGAACATATAGACCTGTGGTACAAGTAGTTAATTCCTCAGGTATAGTGTCACCCTATTTAAGTTCAGACGCAACTAACACAGATGTTTCACCTTATTATCAAAATTCTTCACATCAATTTTTCAAAGCTGAAGATGGATTAGCTACAGGTGTAATGCGTGTAGAAAATAAAGAAGTATTAAGTGGTATTGATAACAGTATGTTAGATAATCAACAACCTAATGATAATCAAGGAGATACCGCTGGAGATTATAAAGTTTATGTATTAATTGCTCCTTTGGTAGCAAGTAGTTCTATTAGTAACATAGGTACTGTTGAGTTAGAAATGGAAGCTGAAGTAGATTATTCATTAGTTAGTACTAGCGACCATACTATTACCGCAGGTGCTGGTAGGGTTGTTACTACTCTAACTAAGACTATTGGTAGCTATAATACAACAGATTGGACTGGTGCTAATGAATGGACTATAGCTGGAGGAATGATTAAAAGAGTTTTAAGTTTAAAATGGGTTAATTGTAAATACACTGGTTCTGCTGGTGATGATGATTATGCTATGAATGCACTCTTTAATAATGTTAAGATTTTTTTAATAATAAAAGACACTCGAACTTCGAGTTGGGGGAATCGTTTTTTCCCTATTACTTACGTAACTGCGGGAATGCCTGTTAAAAGAGTGGATGATATGCGTCGCTATGCCCTATTAGATGCATCACAAAGTAGAGCTAAAGCTTCTAATGTAGCAAATAAAGATTATTTTTATGATATAGGTAAAGTATGGTTTAATCCCGAATATAATTGGGGAACTGCAAGTGGTTCAAGCACTAGTGATGAATATTACTTCTTTAGTAATGGTAACACTAAAACTTGGCCAGTAACTGATTCTCAGTTCCAAGTTTCCTATGCATATGCATCTGTACATCCTGATGGAATTAATGGTATAGATTGGAATACAAGTAAGAAAACCGCGTTTGATGACAATACATTATGCGATTGGGTATTAGACCCTGACCAAGACCTTCGTACAAATCAATTTAATATAGATGATTATGGGAGATTTACTCCTCAATATCATTTAACTAGGACTGCTATGTCACCTTCAAGCAGTACATCTTACCCTCCTGCCACAACTGGGGCTGCTAAAACAAGTAGTATTTATGAAAATAAACCTGCCGTTTTTAGAATAACTCCGGGAATAAAGGATGATGCAGAAGTTAGTGGTGATTTTAGTTTAATGAAAATGAACGAAGGAGGCTCTTCTCAATTAGATTTTACTACTAATTATACAGATGAAAATTGGTTAAATGGTGAAAGTCATCAAATATCTTTGAGTGGTATGAATTCTCAAACATTTAAAGATTTAGCTAATAATACTAGAACTGATAACGAATATATATTAGTGTTATGGCCTAAAAAAACTAATAAAGTGTTTATGAATATAGCTAATTTTAATTACGATTTAAATAGTAGCATTTTAGGTTCTGATGGTACTCCGGCAGCACCTGCTAGTACATGGGGTATTGCTGGTGTTTCTTATTTAGCTATAGAAAATTCAGGAACTACTTTACAAAATGCTTACTGGAAGAGTGTACCTTTTGAAGATACTACAAATGTAGAGTTAGAATTTAGAGATGCTTCCAATAAAAAATATATAAACTATACAAATGGTTTATCTCAGTCTGGTTATTTATCTTTTGATATGCCTACAGATTGGGTTAGCACTTCTCTAGAAAATTTATGTGGGGGAGCAGCTGGTCAGTTTGATACTACTACTATTACTTCTGGTAGTGGAGATATACTCATTACAGGTAGTGTGGTGAATAAATCTGCCGATGGTACCTTTGGTAAATATCTAGAATTTACACGTACTGGAGGAAATTTACTTTCTTCTTTCTTTGAATCTAGTAGAGAAGTATGAGCCTTTAGATATATAGCTTTTGTTACTAATACAGGAAGTTCCGCCGCTGATGGATGTATAAATGCTCCATTGTGGGTAGCTGGAGCTGATGGAGCTAATGGTTGTAATAATACTGGAGCTGCTTCTAAGATATATTTAATGTATGGTAAAGCTAATGCTTCCTCAGGAGCAGGAGCTACGGTAACATATAACCCTGCTAATTTAGATACTAATACTGGAGTAGTTATATTAATAAGAAGAATAAACATATATGATGCTATAACTGGTTTCAGTAAGATAGGTAATTCAAATGATAACTATACTACACCTGCTGCTAACCAATATCCTCCTGTAGATACAGATTTGGTATCTTCTCATACTTCTAATTTTCCTCAAACATATCCATTTAAGAATAGTCAAACTCTTACTAACCAAGTAAAAGCCCTGTGGTCGGGCGCTGCCAACTCAAAATATTTAATGAAGATAGATTTAAAAGGTTCTTCCCCTTTAGATGGCAGCACAAGTAAATATGAACAGTATCCTATGTTATATAATATATTAGATGCTACAGAATCTCATGTTGATATAGTTAAAGAAATAGATGATAGTGCATACAACCTTAATTCTTTAGCTGTTACTAGTGAGATAAGCGTTACCAGAGCTGGTACTTATTATCAGGCTATTAGTAGAGGTGGTAAAGTTATTATAGCTAGGACAGGAGATTCTATACAAACTTTAGGTTTTTCTAGTGTAGCTTTAGGTAATTCAAGTGCTGGAACAGCATGGACTGATTCTCAAAGTCCTTCTAAAAAGTCATCCATGTATGGCCATTTACACATGATAAGAAAATTACAAGCTAATAGTGTCCCAGTATATTGGGATGAACAACAAAAAGATGGAACATATGTGAGGTTCTGGGGAGTTATTACTACTCTTAACGAACAACAAGCTAAAGGAGGTCCTCAAGCACCTCGTTCTTTTACATTTAATTTTACTATAAAAGAGATTGCTTTGTTTGATGCTAATTCAAAATTAATGACAGATATATTTCCTCTAGGAGGGATAGAGGATGACTCGACTTATACCTAAAATTACTATAGGAGGTAGAAAGGTAGACTTTATTACAGCAGGTTATGTTCAGCCCGGAGGTATAGCTGCTGCATCTTTACAATTCCAAATGCCTACTTATGAAGAATCTAGAAAACTTTGGAACCAAGAAGTTACATTTTTTGTAGATAAGAACGATAGTAAACCTATATTTAGAGGATGGATTAATAGAACCAGAAAGACAGACAATTTTATAGACGTGTTTGCAGAAGATGTTATAGGTTATATGGTTAGAGGAGGAGATTCTCATATAGCAGAACTTACCTTAGATAATAAAAATAATATAGATGGTCTTACTGTTGGTGCTGCTATTAAAAAGACCATAGAATTAGCTAATTTAGATGACAAGGTAGGAACAGATTATATAGGAGATACTTCTCCACGTATAGGAAGTGTACAAAAAAGTCCCCTCAGAGGTACTCTAGATGTAATAACTATTATCAAGGAGTTAATAAATCGTCCAATTAATTTAGCTGACCAAGATTTACCTCGCCCTAATATAATAAAGGTTATGGATGATGGAGAGAAATCACAACTATATATAGAATTACAAGCTGACCCTGTTACTGACCCTATAAAACATATTTATACTTCTAAAGATAATATAATATCCCTTAATGCTATAGATAGAAAGGTCCCTACGGTTATTATAGTCAATGGAAGTGGTGGAGTCTCAGGACAATTTATTCACGATGGTGCATTAGCTGCCTTAGATAAAAGTTATTTAAGAGTAACTAATGAAAATTTAGAGTCACCCGCAGCATGTAAAGCTTTCGCTGCAAGATTATTTCAAGCTAATTTAGAAGATAGATATCAATATGGTATGTCCGTAACAGATGGTTATTATCTTAATCAGAATGATATAGTAAAAATTACAACTGATAGTGATGATTATTCTGGTAATTATAGAATTACAGCTAAAAGAATTAGTATATCACCTAATCAATATTCTGTAGGAATTACCATTAATAAGAAGGCACCTACTTTAGCAGAATATATAAACAGTAGAGATAATTAGTTTTTAGGATAGGTAGGGTCGTTAATCTGTGGTTGACCTGAACCAGATACATTATTTATTCTGTTCACGCCCCAATAATTACCAGCTATACCACCAACACCGCCACCAGATTCTCCACTGGAAGGATTCATAGTTCTATATTGAACTGACCCAGCAGGTACCCATTCACCAGTACCATCATTAGGTCCTAAAAAAACAGGGTAATCTAACTTACCATCACCATTACCGTCTGCATTTCTACCCATCTTACGGCCATATCCAGTTATATCAGTTTCGAATGTCATATTTAAATCTCACACTTATCACCTATACACGCATATTCAGCTTTACCTTGAGTATTGTCTGAATTTTCGTAATTAGGCAATTGCGTATAATCAATTACGGGGAGCTTCTTTATAAGACTTTCGTAGGTATAGTGGTCAATTTCTTCATACGGCGCCAATTCATAGTGTCCACCATCATAAGGTAAGAACGACACACCATTTATTATTTCCCAATTTTTATAAACCCAGTTACCTACTTCAAACCATTCATCATCTCTAACATACACAGTCATACTAGCATTATGTTCACACCAATTTAACTGTAAGTTTTTATAATGTTTAAGTTGGTCCAATGCAGTTACATCTTTACGAGTGATACAGTTATCTGGAGCCTTTACTGGGAATTCTAATACCCATGTAGTAGCACTATTCTTATCTTGTCCTACTTCTGGGGTTGCCTTTATACCACTATCTTTCATTAATCTAAAGAGAGGGTCGTTAGCAGATATCCTATATCTACGGATATAATGTTGGGAATATCTAGGATGTACTCCAGAAGCAGAGTCTACCAACTGTGAAACTGTACCCGAAGGCTTGACACATGTGGTGGCTGCTGGCATTTTAGTACCTAATATTCCTGATGCTTTGCGAGAAATGCGCAAAACACGGCTTTTAAGCGCCTTTAAAGCCTCCGAGGTCATTACCGAGGGGTTATCCATCTGACCAGTCAAACTAACGCCTAGAAGCGCTTCTACGTCACAGTTCTTTTTCCACGATTCTCTAAGATATGGGAAGTATGTGAATGAGCTCTGTATAACACCGAGCCATGTAGCAGTCTCAACTTTATCTAAAAGGGTGTCTAAATCATCCTCAGCTCTAATAACCACTTCACTAAGATTGCAGAACTCCATATCCCTAAGCATTATTTCGCCACAAGGGTTAGTGCCTTGGATTAATGGAGCATATCTGCGAGATGGAGCTTTCTTCTGTGCTGAATCAAGATTAAATATGCCTCTTTCCCCTGTGCCTGATAGAGCTAATGCTGCCCATTCTTTAAGAAATTGAGCTGCTGTAGGCTTTTCTCTAAATATAGCACTGTTATTTGCCATAGCTCTTTTAATAGGGAAGGGCCATTCTTTAGCATGACGCATATCTTTATCTTCAACATCACTCAAAGATATCTGTGAACTACGTCTAACTCCTCCTACTACTACTATTTCTGCTATCTGATTACATATATCATGAGCTTCTAGGGTAGTGAGCTTACGTCCTTGTGCGTTATGCATTGTTTCTCTTATAAAATCGTGTAACTTTACAAGAGGTTGAGGACCAGAGGCACGACCTCCCATCGTATTTAGTCTAGCTCCTTCAGGTCTTATTATAGAATAATCAAAATAAATGTTCTGTCCATCATACAAATTGTTCATGAGCATCTTCACAGAGTCCGCCCATCCTGCTTTGGAATCAAATATAGGAATCTTTTCCATACCTCTACCTGATTTAATCTCAGGTATAACAGGTAATTTTTCTACTTCTTCCTTTTCTACTGAAAAACCAAATCCAGTACCACACATTAATATATATAAACATTCAGCAAAAGCTTCAACACAGTTTATTTTAGCAAAGGAGCAGTTGTAAATGCATGTGTTATCAAACTTAGCTGCTGGACCTGCGGCCCATAAAAATCTCATTGAAGGCATAACAGCAAATTCTGTCATGTACTTTCTTATCTTGTTTACAGTTTTCTCTGGTATATCTGGCCTTTCTGAAATTATAAAACTAATAAATCTTTCTATTGTTTCGGGCCAATCTTCTCTTCTATTCTCTTCTTCTAACCAACGTGAATACGTTCTCTTATATATAAATTCTGATACTTGATTTTTGAACATTTTACCACTCCAATTGCGGTTCATTACTATAGTTTACGCTACTATAAAAGCTTTGTCTTCATAAATTATTTTCTACCCATGTTTTCGTACTATTAAGAAGACATAATGTACGTGTGTAATTGTCTATCTGTAATTCGTCTGTAGTGTTAGACATACTACCAGTCGACATAAGTGAAGTCAGTTTACTATCTATATCAGTAATGTCTGCTTCTATCGCTGTTAAAATTTCTGTTTTAGTTATTGTCATTTGTAATCTATTAAAACTCGATGTCCACAAGTGCAATCCTCTTCAGGGTCACACTTGCAGACGTTATTGCCTTGGGTTAAACACCCTGCTGCAAAATCGCTACCTAACTCAGGCATTACTCAACGAGTATGTCTGCGTAGTAACCTACAAGTTCCACTTCATCTTCTGGAACTTCCATTTCTTCTCTTCGGTTAAAGACTTTATTAAATCTTTTAACTTTAACCATTCTTACTTTAGGCTCAGCTACTTTTTCTTCTACCTTTTCTTCAACAACTTCTTTTTTAGCTGCTGCTTTCTTGGTTGATTTCTTTGCTGCCATATTAGTTTCCTGCGTGGATTAATCTTCCATCTGCATATTGTTTATAAGTTTCGCCACTTAATGTAACGAATACAAATTCTTCTTCAGCAACCTTTGCTGCTGGTTTGTCGTCAACGACTTTCTTACTAACTTTTTTATCTGCCATGATATCACTTTTTCTTTTTATAACTGCGGCGTCCCGTAGTTTTCTTTTTTGTTTTCTTTTTAGGCTTTACTTGTTTCGGAAGTTTACGCTTCTTCGACGTCTCCTTCTCCCACTTCTTCGCCATCTTCGGCTTGTTCTTGTGCATCCAAGCTCTCTGTTTCTGACTCTTGAAGGGCATTTTGTTGTCTCTCCTCGTTCTTTTTAGATACAAATCCTTGCCAATCAAGAACAGCATCTTGTTCTTCTAGAAATTCTTGTAACATCTGACCATTATCTTGAAGAATGTTTTGAAGTTCCATGTTTTGTTTCTGGATGTTCTGCATTTGTTCTCCAATGATTCTGGTTTGTCCTACCAAGAAGTTCATGTTGTCCATTGTTTGAGCTGGGCCTGTACCCTTTTCAAATTCTTTTAGCCATTTCTCTACGTTTTCTAGTCTTTTTTCTAGTCTTTTCATATTTGCCATTTTATCACTCCTAAGCACATTTACATGTTTCAGTACATATACTTAACTGTATTAACTTATCTTTTGAATACCTATTTAAAGCTTTCTGCCTAATCAGTTGAATTTGGCGTCCTGCTTTATTAGGGTTGTCAGTATACCATCCCCAGTCTGCACCGGGCTCATTGTATATACTTTCAAAGATAAAGTGAATGTCTTTATTTCTATAACCTGCTGCCACTAATTCGGTAGCAATTATATTGTTATTTATGTGAGAGCTATGTCCACGCTCTATATTATGCTCTATTAGCTTCATTATACACTCCCTTAAGGGCTTAATATACTCATTACTTATTGGAGCACTATGACTAATAGAGCTTGTTGCTTCATCTATCTTATTTAAAAGATAATCTACTCCATAAGATACTGTATGTTCTATTTTATGTAAGTCACATACGAACTCTACGAAATCTCTTAGAGCCCTTTTACTTTTTATAGGTTTAATTATTTCTCCATTCTCTTCCTGAGCCACAGCATATAATTCTTCAACACTCATCTTCATAATATTATCTACAGAAAACTGAGTACACCATACACCAGTAGGTTCAGCAGTAATTTTAGATATATAAGCAGTGTTAACTATACGTCTCATACAGGAAACACTATTGTTAATACATATATCATCTAATGTTTTGAGTTTATATTTCTTCTTTAAGAACTTTAAATATTCTTTGATAGCTTGTCTCTTAAGGTGTGGAGATAAATCTACAGGACAATGAAAATCAATATTCATCTGAAATCCTTTACCACCAGTTAAGTATATACGGGGGGTTATATCATTAGGTTTACAGTATTGTCTTATGAACCTTCTAATATCCATGAGACATTTCTTAATGTCTTTATTATCATCAAAGTCAAACCATATGGTATTAAGTACCGCAGATTCATAGTTCGTCTTACCATCTCTTATCTCGTTATCATCAAAAACATAGACACTAGTATAACAGTTTTTCTTACCGTTAAACTTATCTACTTGCTTTTCGAGGTCTTCGACGTCGTAGCACTTTGCGATTCTTGCTGGGATTCCAAATTCTCTATAATACATGGGTCTGTTATCTCTTCTCCTACTTTTTCTAATACTTCTATCTTTTGACACCAATCTCTAGGTATCGCTAAGATATCCACACCATCTGTATCTGACCAATGTTGGACCAGTATTAAAGCTTTACTGTCTCTAAATACTAGTTCACCTATAGTCTCACATATTGCTAAGTGACCCACTGGATTGTTAAAATCCAATGTGTGTACTTTTATTTGCTGGGCTGCGTCATTCCATGTGACTTTTACTAGAGGGCCTTGGCCCCCTATTCCTGCTGCATAGTTTTCCATTCTTTCCATTCCTCGAACAACATTGATATAAGATTATTATCTCCTATATTGGTGTGATATTTACTATTAGGTGGGGTTTCATCCACAAAGATAGGATTTTTAGGTCTATCAAATAGTAATCTATCATATGGTACTTGTTGTAACATTAACCATTGTTC